AGCCAATACCTCTTGAGTAATTTGCTTTACCAATAATTCAAATAAAATAGCCGTATTTTTAAACTTAGAATGTTTAATTTTCATTACAAACGCCTGTTTTTTTCTTTATATATGTAAATATTTACCTTTATAAATATTATATAACTTTAGATTAAGGAAATTTTAGATATCTGTTAGGATATTTTTATCGTCTAAAAGAGACCCGGTATCGTTATTTTGCTCAAAATCCACATCTTCTTTTATCATATGCTTACCTTTTTTAGCTAAAGTTTTATTTTGAATCTTCTTTCTGATAGAATCTCTTAACATCTTTTCAGAATCAGATATGTGTTTTAATTTACTTGCTAATCTTTCTTTTCTTGTTTCTCTACCGAAGTTTCTCATTACATCAGCTTTACCCAATGGGTCTCTACCAAATGCATTATCATCAGTACCATTATCTCCTGTCATTTGAGGTCTTCCACCCAATTTACCATTCTCTGCACTAGCATCTGCTGCTTCTTCAGTAGGTTGTCCATCAGTTGGTTGTTGTGGTTGTTGCTCACCCCCTTCTTGCCCAGGTTGTGGTTGTTGTACATCCTCCTCATAAGGATCAATTCCTTCTGCTTCGATTTTAGTTAATCTATTTACATCAAATATATCATATACAATATCTTCTCTTTGTTTCTTAATTTCTTCTTCACTTAATTTAAAGATGTTGTGATATATCCATTCGTTAGATATCATTTTCAAATCCTTCATATCTCTCGCCAATCTAACTTTTTCAGCCCATAAGTTTATTTTCTCTTGCTCATAGATTGTAGATGGATTAGTTAATTCTAATTTAAAATCAATAGAATCCATTCCTTCAAATCCATTAGCCATTAAGTGAGCAATTGCCACTTGAGTTAATTCAGATATTACAACTCTTTGGATTCTTTCGATAGTTCTAGCAAAACGAATATCTTCCGCTGCTAAAGTTGCTTTACCACTAATATCTTCTTCAAATCCTAAAAATGCTTTTGGTATCTTTAAGGCTGCAAATAATTTAGCCTTTAAATAATCAATATCTTCAATCGCAGTATATTGTAATCCACTTAATGTATCAATTTGAGTACCACTATCTCCTCCACGCACCGGCATAAAGAAATCTTCGGTGATATTCATCATATTGTACTTAAGATTGTAATCTCCTGTTTTTTGATCTTGGAAAGGAGTTTTCTTAATCTTATTGATAATCTTCTGCATATAGTTATCCACTTCTTGAGGAGGGATATTACCTATATCAATTTTGAATATTCTTTTTTCAGGTGCTCTCATAATACGATGTATCATCATCGCATCTTCCATCAATGTAATTTGTTTCCACAATCTTCTTGCATTCTCAATCATCGCCTTACCATATGGAAGGTAGTTTGTATCTGAATACAAACGGAAATGAGCCATTTCAAAGTTATCGTATTCCTTCTTACCTAAATAATCCGGATCAACAGTAAATTTGATACCCGTTTCATGTCTATTAACTCTCGATGGGTCATGTGGAGATTCAGTTCTTTGTGTATGATATACTGATTGAGGGAATATATTAACTACACCTTCTCCTTCTACAATTTCTAAAACTAAAAATTGGTCTCCATATTTACATAAGTTTCTAACCCAAGGCCACAAATTAAATTCTATGTTCATTATATCATAGAATAAATTATGTAATGCTTCTTTTACATCATGATTAGAAGTTTTAATAGTTAATACATCACCAAATTCGTTTTTAGTAGTAGATTCATCTGCATAGATATCCAATGCTGATGCTATAATCGGGTCTTGATCCATTGCATCGTAATCCAAAAACAACTCTCTTCTGATTGTTTGATATGAAAGTTGAGTTTGTAATGCATTATATTGATACCCAGCTTGTAATTTATAAAATCTATCTTTTAATGATTTAAGATTCGATTGCCCCTGGCTTTGTTCAGTATCAACAACTTTCGTTTTTCCGTCTTCTCTTTTTACAATTACATTTGTAGCAAAGAGTTTTCGCATCCTTTCAAAAAACGAATTATTATTTTGTTCTGCCATTTTTATTTTTTATTTATTTCAATAATTTTGATAACTAAATTATCATTACCTTTTATTATTCTATGGTATATGTGATTTTGTATTTGTATCACATCCCCCACATTTAAAACTATTGGTAATTCATTATCAAATTGAATTTTCCAATTTTTTCCGTCCAAAACCACTATTTCTCTATCCCACTCATCCTGATGCCACATCAATTCTTCCTCTTCAACATCTTCCTTAAACAACCTATACTTTTTAGTATCAGTCAGTTTAACATCGTAATACTTTTCTTGCATTATACGAAATTAAAAATAAATATTTAAATTTCCAACTTATTTTACCAATATTTGTAAGCCGGTTCAGATAATCCTAATTGTTTTGCATATTTTGGTAAGTTACACCCCCACCAATTTGCAGATGTTTTATCTTTCTCCGTTTCACATTTATGTCTAGCCGCAAACGATTTACTTGCTTCTAAATTATTAATCTTAACTCTCAAACCAGTAGTATCTCCGAATGTTACTTTTTTAATACTATCACCATCTTTCACATAAACATACCATTTTTTTGGCCCACCTTTCTTTGGTTTATTCAATTCTTTCTTCTCTTCTTCTTCCATCAAAGGTTGAGGAAAGTCTAACCAAACTTCAACTCCTTCATATAATCCCTTTAATCCCAAATCAGTTTGTTGAATGAACCATTTATCTTGAGCATTTTCAATAATTAATTTACTCTCATTAAAAAGTTCTCTCGCTTCTTTAAACATTTGGAAATAATTATCCGAACCATATCTAAAAATTGATTCATGAAGAGGTGTTTGCATACTCTCGTGGTATTTTAAACCTTCATTTACGCTTGATTTATTTTCTATTAATATTTTCATACATATAAATATTAGAAGAGCCATCTTATATCTTCATTTCCATCACCAATATTCATTTCATATGGATTACCTCTCATTCTTTCATTAGAAGAACCCATTGAAAACCCGGTAGTAGAAATAGAATTTATTGCCGTTTTTGCCATATCCATTCTTTCCTGTCTTATTCTCAACGCCGTATCTCTAACCCACAACCCAATTGAGAATGACATTACTAAGTCATCATTATAACCTCTCATTGCTTCTGCTCTATTAGTTAGCCATATGAAAGTAAACAACTCATCAATTAATCTTAAGGACTGAACCACGACCTCTTTATTACGGAAATACTCATCTAATTTAGATATAATAAGAGGACGGGTTTTAGCTGATGTTGTGAATCCCGCTACTTGTCTTCTTTCTTCCGCATTAAATTTATTAGTATATTGTTTTTCAACATCGATGTATTTGTAATCCTGTGTTTGATAATAAAGATTCTGATAATTTCTATCAATTACTTGTTGAATAACCGCCCACCCAATATTTGCATTTTCTATTACTAATAAAGCATTATTCCATTCAGTTCCTACTGCTACTAAAAAATTACCATAATCTTTAGTTTCCATCTTTCCTCTATATTCTGCAACTTGCACATTATTTTCTATATCAAAAACATGAAAGGCAGAATAATCCGAACCATCACCTCTCGCCACGTCGGCTACAACCATATAAGATTTATTGTAATCAGGATATTCCCATTTCCAATAATTTCCATCAAACCCACTCTTTTCAATTGGGTCTTTAACAAATGTTTCCTTATACCACATTAATAATTCAGGAGCAATGACAGTATCACCGGAAGATATAAAGTCGCAATCACACTCTTGTGCTGCCAATTTTTCTCCTAATACTTTTGTTTGTTCATCTCTCCATCTTTGATCTCTTTCAGGGTGAACAGTCCAATGTAGATAGATTGGATTAAATTCGTTTGTTCCTTCTTCTGCACCCACCCATTGTTGGTGAAACCAGTTACCCACACCATTAGGAGTAGATAATGCAATACAAGCACCACCCGTTGATAGGGCTGGTGTTGCAGATGCCCAAATCTCTACAATATCCGGAACGAATGCTGCCTCATCCACAACTAATAGTGATAAGGCTTCAGAACGACCTGCATCAGGTGAGGATGGAATTGCTTTTACTTGTGAACCATTTTGTAAACGCAATGATAATTTATTATCTTCCGCAGATGGTACTTTTAACCAACTCGGTAAATTATCATACATAACCCTAACTTTTGTAACAAGGTTTTTAGCAACCTCTTGTTTAATCGCAATTACAAGCACATTGTAATCTTGATTGAATATCATTTTCCATAACGAATATCCCGCAGTTAATGTGGAAATACCTGTTTGGCGTGATTTAAGAACCAAATTATATCGGTTCTCCTTAAATT